AAACAGAGAGGCAATGCCAAATCTGTAGATATTAACGGATTTCAACCTGTTGTGACTGATGATGGTAAAGTATTGGAAGATGTATCAATTTATGACTTTTTGGAGTTTATGCAGGAATATAGCAAGCAATGGTTTACGGATCAAGAAGATTTTGTCCGAAATCAAGAATCTGCTCCAACTGTATGTAAGATATGCAACAAATTATATTGCAAGTGCTGCGCTCCTAAACCCGATGAAACTGCTCTCAATGAATTGAAAAGAGACGTAGTTGTCGAGGAAGACGAAGACGAGAAGAATGCGAAACGTTATCAAAATTAAGGACATGAATCGTGATGTCGTTAAGGAGAAGTTGTTAAAGAAAGCAGCGGTCAGCAAGATGAAGCAAGAGAAGAAGGATAAAGCTTCGAATGCATTGGGAGATCCTTGGGAAGAGGATTCACCATTTTTGCCGTTAGAAGTAATAGAAGAAAACGTTGCATTAACTCGTTCTGAATTGGAACCACATATGTTTGATTTTAAAGGATGGCTGCAAGAACAGCGAAATGGTTACGAAGTGATGTATGCACGAATTAAGAGCATGTCATTATCAACTTTAGTAGAATTACAGGATAGATACGAAAGATGGTCTTATGGTCCTGTATTTCCGCGTAGCTTTTATTTGCATCCAAAAATGATCAGATTTGTTATGTGGTACATGAATTTTCCAATTGAGTGGATGAACATGTTTTATGTCGTACACAGTTGTATGTTATATGGATTATTATACAAAATAACTTCCGCGATTATGTTTAGTCTTGTTGTTGCCAATATTGGCGCTATGATTATACATTACACACTTACTTATACAATTGAGCTGATGGTTAGAGAAGAGTTAACGCAACGAACAAACGTATTGGACGAGAATATTAGACGTTATAAGATACGTGAAGCGTTAATAAGTGTAACATTGTTAGCAATATTGTATAAGATTGCACGAGCAACTGTATGGAAGCCAAATGAGCCAAAATGGAATAAGGCTGATTTTGGCGACAAACGTCGAGGCGAAGACGATGACAGTCTTGATGAACAAGGAAATTTAGATCCAAAGTCAGATGCCGATATTGCAGAAAGAGATGCTGAGGACAATCCATGGTTAAACGTCGAATCAGTTCCATTCCCAAGAACATTAGAGGCAGGAACTGCAACGAGTGACCAAGTGATTGAATCCATGAAAACTAATCTAGTTGGTGTAAAAGCTGACAGGTATGGTATGCTTGGATTTTTCATTTGCAGTAATGTAATGATTTTACCAAAACATTTCTTGGATGCACACAATACAAATGACATTGAGGTTAAAATTAATCGATCAACCAAGAAAGGATGTGTTGGACAAGAGTTTAGAGATAAGATTTCGAAAAACTTTTCATATCACATTCCTGGTACAGATTTTGCATTGTGTTGGGTGACAAATGGTGGAGCATTCAAAGATTTTAGAAAGTTCCTACCGTTATCAAAGGAAATACCTATGACACCAGCAAAATTTGTTACAAGAGATGTTTTGGATCCGGAATTGAAAGTGGACAAAACATTGACGTCTAGATCTAGATTAATTGGACATACTTTAGCTAAATTTTATGGTTGTACTTATCAATTGTCGTTTAAAACACAAAAAGGTATGTGTATGTCACCAGTTATTAGTGATCAGAAAGGTGCTTCAATTATTGGATTTCATCTTGGAGGTAAAGAATTCCTTGGAGGATGTGGAATTTTAACCTTGGAACAAGTTGAAGATGGTATTAATAAATTGCAGGAAATTGACGGTATTTTGTTGTCAGCCTCAAGTAAGAGGTATAATTTCCATCCAAATATGGGTACATTTACGAATTACACATTTGGACAAAAGATTGTAAAGGATAAGGAAATTCATTACAAGAGTGCAACTAAATTTTTACCAGAAGGTTCCAATATTGAAGTTTTCGGTGCCACAAATGACATGGCAACACCTAGATCTAGCGTGAAGGACACTTTGATTTCGGATATTGTGACAAAAGTGACAGGATTCGAAAACAAGTGGGGACCTCCACAGATGACTGGACCTGGTAAATACCCATATCAGGCATCATTGTTGCATTCGGCTAATCCAAGTATGCCTATTGGAAGTTTGATGGAAAAGGCAGTAAAGGATTATAAGAGCGTGATTCCTGAAGTAAAGAAAAGATCTCCTAAATTGTTTAAATGCAAGCCATTGGACAAAATTGAGGTCGTTTCAGGAATTCCTGGGTGTAAGTTTATCGACAAGATGAACTTTAACACAAGTCCGGGATATCCATTTAAAGGATCAAAACACAAGTTTTTAGTACCAGTGTATGATCCAATTTATGGGCACTATGCTCAACCAATGACGTTTGTACAAAGCATTTGGGACGAAGTTGACGAATGTGAAAGACAATTGCGCGAGGGAGAAAGGTGTTTTGCCATTTGGAAAGCCTGTTTGAAAGATGAACCTACTAAGAAGACGAAAGATAAGGTTCGAGTTTTCCAAAGTGCACCATTGCCAATTCAGATAATGGTACGCAAATATTTCTTGCCAATTGTACGAATTATTCAGATGAATCCACTTGCTTTTGAATGTGCGGTTGGGGTCAATGCTGAGTCGCCTGAATGGATGCAATTGTGGTCTTGGGCAATTTCTAAGGGAATTGATAGAATTTTAGCTGGAGACCACAGCAAATATGATCTTCGAATGGCAGCACAATCAACAAGTGCAGCATTTGATTGCATTATTGAAATTGCACGTCATTGTGAAGGTTATGAAGAAGAAGACATTGAGTTAATGAAGTTAATGGCAACAGAAATTATTTATCCATTGATTAATTATAATGGAGATTTGATTCAGCTGTTTGGTGGAAATCCATCTGGACAAAATTTGACAGTTATTTTGAATTCTGTTGTTAATTCATTGTTATTACGAGCCTGCTTTTTCTCTATTTACCCTGATAAGAATTTTAGAGATTATTGTGCATTTATTACGTATGGAGATGATGTCATGGGCTCTGTTGCGGCAGAATGTGACAAATTTAATCATTTAACTTTTGCAGAATTTCTTGAAAGACATGATATGAAGTTTACAATGCCAGACAAGGAAGCAAAAGCTACGAAATATATGCACGAAAGTGAGTGTGACTTTTTAAAAAGGTCAAATCGCTATAATCCTGATTTGGGGTGTTCGACTGGAGTTTTATCTGAGGAATCGATTTTTAAAAGATTACATTCAGTTAAAGCGTCGAAGGAATTGTCAGATGAAATGCATTCAGCAACAAATATTGATAGTTCGATTAGAGATTGGTTTTACTACGGTCGAGAACATTATGAGAAGAGAAGAAAGCAGATGCAGGAAATTGCAAAGGAAGCTGGAATTTCTCATTTATGTTTGAATTTGGACAAAACATATGACGATTTTGTTCATATTTGGCATCAAAAATATGATAAAACAGCGCAAAAGATTGAAGATAAACCAGATGAATCTTTTGAATTGGTGCCACATTTCGCATCCATGAAACGGAAGAGATGTGAATTTGAGGAGGAATCGATTAGTGCAGAACTCATGAGTGTTGATGACATGGAGTGGGAGCTCAACGATGTTAATTCAGTTGACTCTATGAGCGTTTCAGATTTGGATTGGGACGAATTTGCACATTGGAATTACTATAGTCCTTTGGATGATAGTGATCAGGGAGTGTATATTTACACGATGGATTATCAACTTTATGATCGATTGTCACATGAAGCTGAGTTGACATTGTTTGAGAGCTGGTTGAGCTCCGCACCGTAAGAAACATGGTGCATAAGTTGAAGATTTCCGGTGAATGATTGGATACCGTGGGGTGCAACGCATTTGGCCGTTAGCGTGTACGCCATAGGCTTCATTTACTGAGGTGTAAATCCTATTGAGGATTGGTTTTGCCAACCAAAGAACGCCCACCAGCCTGCGGTAGGGGTGCCGTATGGACTGTTTAAATAAATATCTCGGAAACTGTTTACAACATTGCAAAACATACATCGACGTGAGAATAAGAGGGGATTCCACGTCTAACGATGACCGACCCGAGTTTGATTTAGAACCACAAGTGAGGGAAATATCTCCGATTAGTATGCAAGCGTACAATGCTAAACAAGCTATGTTACGCGAGCTTATAAAGAAGAGAGCACAAAAACTTGTGGACCGAAATCAAAGATTGGCAACAACGTTAGTTCCATCTAGCATGAACCGTTTAAAGGATGCTTTGACACCACAAATGGCTGATTATATGCAGATGACAACTAGTGATAATAAGTCAGAAAATATTACATTTACTGACACTGGAGAACAACACGCAACATGGATTGAAAATAATGTAGATCCTACAAGACAAATGCAGGATCAGAATGACGTCCTGTTGAGTGATTTCTTCAAGCGTCCCATTCGTATTTACGAAAGGGAATGGCAGACAGGTGTTGATTTTGCTGCCAATTTTAATCCGTGGCAAGATTATTTTGAAGATCCACGGGTTCAGAACCGTCTTACAAATTATGCTTTATTGCGAGCAAATTTGTGTTTGAAATTTATTATTAATGGTAATAGTTTTCAGTATGGACGAATTCTGACAAATTATTTGCCGTATTTTTCGGCAGATGCATTTTCAGGAGCTGGAACAACAATTTACGATTATATCCAGTTTTCTCAACAACCTCATTTATATTTAGACCCATGCGAATCAAAGGGAGGTATGATGAGGCTTCCATTCTTTTGGCATAAAAATTATTTGTCAATACCAGATAGAGAATGGCGAGATATGGGACAAGTATTTGTATCAACTTTGACATCGTTGAAGCATGCAAATGGAGCATCAGATAAAGTAACTATATCTGTTTTTGCTTGGGCAGAAAATGTTCAAGTAAGTATGTTAACAAATACTGATATTGATTCCCTTGATCCACAGATGGCTGATGAAATTGATGAAGCTAATCAAAGTGGAATTATATCTGGTCCTGCAACAGCATTGAGTAATATGTCAAAAGCGATGGGAAAAGTTTTTCCAACTATTGCACCATTCGCTATGGCTACATCGACAGTTGCAGATGTGGTAGGTGGTATTGCAAAAGTGTTTGGTTATTCCAGACCGAATGTTACAAAATCACCAGAACCATATAGGCCGATGCAAAATGAAAATTTAGCATTGACCACAACACCTAGTTTAGCTAATAAGCTAACAGTTGATGATAAACAAGAGCTAACTATAGACCCACGTATTGCTGGTATTTCAGCAGAAGATCCAATGAATATTACAAGGATTTGTACGAAGGAGGCATGGTTAACTAGTTTTACATGGGCTGTGGGCGTAGCGCCTGAAACTAAATTATTTGAAATAGGTGTTACACCTCACATGTTTCGAATTAATCCGAGCGATGAAGATTTGCCACGTTGGTTTTTACCATGTGGAGTCTGCGCTTCGGCATTCGAATATTGGAGTGGTACGATGGAATTCAGATTTCAAGTCGTGAAGTCTTCATTTCATAGAGGACGTTTGAGATTTGTTTATGATCCTATACAGGCACCAGTGCCTGATGAGTATAATACGAATTATACTCGGATCATAGATGTTACTGAAAATAGTGACATTAAAATGTCTATTGGTATGGCACAAACCCTGTCTTTGCTGGAAACAGGTGATCGTGTCTTAGAGACTGATAATGACCTTTTGTTTCGACCTAACGAAACAACGCCAACGTCTACCAATATTCCCATCCAACCATGGCATAACGGAACTTTGTCAGTGTATGTAGTGAACGAATTGACCGTTCCTAATAGTTCCATTAATAACGACGTGCAAGTTAATGTATTTGTGAATGCTGGAGACGATATGGAATTTTTCGTTCCCAGGGATGACCAAATATCACGATATGTATTTGCACCGCAGATGGCTGAATTTGAGTTGGAACCTCAAATGGCCAGTGCAGCAACTGATGTGTTAACGGATGTAGAGGAATCTGCTCCTGAGATACAAAAGGTAGAGACTTTAGGTCCAAATAAGAAAGTTTTGAATGACATGAATAAAGTCTTTGCTGGTGAAAGGATTGAATCATTTCGTCCATTGCTACACCGTGGACAATTGCACGAATCGTTTACTATAGGGAGTGCACAACGCACTAGTGTTATCACGAGACACGCTTTTCCCTATTTAAGAGGTAATATTCCAGGAGCTGTACACACAACTTCTGGAGGCGCTCCATACAATTATTGTAATACAATATTGTTACATTGGATCCCAATGTGTTTTCAAGGACACAGGGGATCTATTAGGGTACAATTATGCCCTAGAAATTATTCAAATGCTAGTTCGTATCACACTTTTGTGACAAGGACTCATTCATCACTAGGTTATACAGTGACGAGTGTTGCAGATTCAGCAGCTATATCTGAAAGTACTGCTGCATTTGATGCAGTATTTGGAGCGCTTGCCGTTTTGGATCCGGCTTTAAGTTCGTATCCATTTAGCGGAACAAATTACCAAAATGGTCAGGTAAATCCTGCCAATAATTTTGAAATACCATATTATTCGCAATTTAGATTTGCACCCGGCAAATTTGCGAATTGGACTGTATTTAGTAATACATATGAAGGATATAGGTTGTCACTTTATACTAATACGTCCCACGCCGCACGTAATGATTTATTTATTAGTGCTGGTGAAGATTTTCAATGTTATTTTTGGACAGGATTGCCTAAGGTTTACGTGGAAGATGATCCACCAAATCCAGCGCCTTAGGCCTGATGTGCATCAGCGCACACAAGCACCGCTTGCTTTACGGTACACACTGTGGTCGTGTGGCCCTGTTTTACAGGGTGGCTCATGCCGAATGAATTATGATACAGGAATTTTTCTTCGGCAGGGGGCCGAAGTTTTCAATGGATCACAATTTTCTAGTATGAGTCTAGGGACGCCCAATGGGGAGGGCGGCCTTAAGGCCATTTACGC